TTTAAAAACTATTATAATTAGTATTAAAATATCCTATAATATATATATAAACAATAAGGAGGCGGAAGCTATGTATAGTATTACGATATCAAAACAAGACATTAATAACATAAACATACGAAAATTAGTAGAAATAATGGTAGAAAGAGGCTGTAGAGTAATAATAACTACGGCAGAAAGAAACTTTATAGAGAGAAATAGAGAAGAAGACATAGAATTAGAACAAAGATTTAGTATATGTAGTTAAGAGCCCCGTTTATACGGAGCTTTTTTTACGTTTAGGGGTTGTTTAGTTTTACACAACCCCCCAATAGCCTTTAAACCTTTATGTACCAATACTTAGAGAGGTATAGAGGTACTAAAAAAACCACTATAAAACCCTAATATAAGATACTATTTTAAAAAGAATAGGCTAAACAATGTATACAGATAAAAAGAAAAAAGGAATAGACTTACCATATATAATAGCGGCTTTATTTTCTTTTTATCTGTACAAAGAAATAAAACAAAGGTAGATACTTTATTAGTTATGCAACGCGTTTTATAATAGTATAATATAAGAAGTAGAACAAATAGAACCCTTAAAAAGGAACTATTTAATAACGGGAGTAGTTTAGATAAAAAACAGACTTTTAGCGAGAGCGAAACAAAGAGCTAATATTAGTATTATTAGCATAGGTGCAACCCCTAAAACCCGACCATATAAAAAGAACTAATAACGGGTTATAGCTTAACAGTTAAAGCGTTGACCGTGGAGGTAGTAAGACGTTTGGTTAAATACCAGACCCCCCGACCAAACCCCAACCAAAAAAATAAGATAAAAGGAGGACTAATAACATGAAAAAATGGAACTTAGCAACAGCAGTAGACAAGCTTACAGAAAATAAGGACGTAGAAGTAGATATTATAAGAAAAACCATTAACGCGCCAAAAGGTTTTAACGGTTTAAAATCTTGCTCCGCTTTTGATTACTTAACAACAGTACATAAGTATAACCTAAACAAATAAAACAAGAAAGTAAGGAGGATTAAAGTATGGATATAATAAAGATGCAGATAGAAGATTTAAACCCAGCAAAGTATAACCCCAGGTTATACCTACAACCTGGGGACGAACAATACGAACATATTAAGAATAGTTTAGAAACGTTCGGATATTTAGACCCAATTATAGTTAACGTAAGAGATGGTAAGAATATAATAGTAGGAGGGCACCAAAGAAGCAAAGTACTTAAAGAGTTAGGCTACACAGAGATAGACGTAATACAGGTAGATATGGACGAGGATAAAGAAAAGGCATGTAACTTAGCATTAAACAAAGCACAAGGCGACTGGGACGACGGAAAATTAACAGAATTATTAGCAGAACTAAAAGATACGGACTTTAATATGGACGATTTTGGATTTAACGAAGAGTTAGACGCATTAGCAGAAGACTTAGATAACATTAAAGAGGACGAAGTACCAGACGTACCGTTAGAACCAAAAGCAAAGATAGGACAAGTATATAGGTTAGGTAACCATAGGTTAATGTGCGGAGATAGTACAAACGCTAACCACGTAACAAAGCTTTTAGACAATAACTTAGCCGATTTATTATTAACAGACCCACCATATAACGTAGATTATGAAGAAAAAGAGAAGCACTTATTAACATTTAGGGACTGTAAAAGGGTTAGAGAAAACATTAATACGGGAATAAAGAACGATAAAATGACAGACAAAGACTTTATAATATTTTTAAATACAGCATTTAGTAACGCAAACAATAGCCTAAAAGAGGGCGGAGCGTTTTATATTTGGTATATGGAGAACCAAGTAATAGCCTTTATTAATAGTTGTAAGGCTAATAAGTTTAAGGTAAGCGAAACTCTTATATGGAATAAGAACAATTTTGTAATAGGTAGACAAGACTACCACCATAAACACGAGCCATGCTTATACGGATGGAAAGAGGGAGCAGCCCACTACTTTATAGATGATAGGACCCAACATACAATAATAGAAGACGGCGGAGTAGATTTTAAAAAGATGAAACGGAACGAATTACTAGACCTATTAAGCGACATATACGCAGACAAAACAAGTACTACTATAATTAACGAAGATAAGCCCCATAAGTCCGACCTACACCCTACTATGAAGCCTATAAAGCTATTAGCAAGACTTATTAAGAATAGCTCCAAACAAGGCGATATAGTATTAGACCTATTTGGAGGAAGCGGTAGCACTTTAATAGCAAGCGAACAACTAAATAGAGTTTGTTATATGATGGAGTACGAGCCTAAATACGTAGACGTTATTATAACCCGATGGGAGGCATTTACAGGGCTTACAGCAGAGTTAGTAGACAATTATATAGACGAAGCCTTAGAAGAGCTTACAGAGGCTAATACAGGGGGTATGTTAGATGGCAGCAAGGAAGAGTAAGTGGAGTTACGTAAAAGATAACATAGATAACGGAAACATAACGGAATGGTGCCAGACCATGACTGAAAGACAAATAGCAGAAGCATGCGGAGTAAGTATGGCAGCGTTTAGTATATATAAAACCAAATACCCAGAATTAGTAGATACTATTAAAGCAGGTAGAGCCAGTTTATGTACAACCCTTAAAGGTAAGCTAATTAAAAAAGCAATGGGGTATAAGACAGAAAAGGTAAAGACCTACGTAAAGGACGACGGAGGTAAGAAAGTAAAGGTAGTAGAGAAGACAGAAGAAGAAGTAGCCCCAGATACGGGGGCTATACATCTACTTTTAAAGAACTTAGACCCAGAATGGAGAAACGACGATAAGGTAACAACGGATTTAAAACAGAAAGAATTAGAAGCGAGAAAAGAAGCAGAAAAAAACAAATATTTATTTAAAGATAAATAATAATAAGGGGGGGATATTAACATGTTAACATTAAGATACGCTTTAATATTTATAGCATTACTTACAATAATCATTATGGAAACATTTTTAATTACTATGATATGTATAGCAGTAGATAAAATAGTATTAGGAACTACGGACAGAATGGTAGCAACAAGAATAGCAAGAAAACAAACAAAAGAAACAAAACAAGAACGTATAGCCTTAAATAACTTATGGTTTTCGGGACTTATAGTTAAAGCACTAACCTACATAATAGGCGGGGTTATATTATTAGGTATATTACTACTAATATTTTAACCAGAAAAGATAAGCATAAAAAACTTATCTTTTTTTTGTAATAAGACAAAAAAGTATGATATTTACAGATATACGATTATATAATAGAGTATACCCAATAAAAAATAAGGAGGAGATTAATAATGACCAAACTAACAATAACATTAATAAGCGGAAGTACAGTAAGGATTAAAATCACTAACGAGGATTACCAACTACTAAGGTTTAAAACAGCTATGGAAAGCCCAGTAGAGGTAACCAACTACAATAACAACGAAAAAGGAACCCTTACTACTATAATAACTAAAAACGTAGAGATTATGGAGGTTATAGAAGTAGTAGAGGAAAAAGAGCCAGAAGAAGAAGTAAACGAACACGAGGCAGACTACTTAATAGACCAACAAATAGAAAGACGTAAAGACGAGATGGACTACGGAAATACAAACAAAGTAGATAGAAAGGTAATAGAGAACGACCCGTATTACATAGAAACACAGCCCAATTATAACGCGTTAAGTTTATATAAACAATATAAGGGAAAGGAAGTAAGGTAAAAACTTTAAAAGGTAGTACGTAACGCGGTACTACCTTTAATTATTGAATAATAAGAGGAGGGTTAATATATGTTAAAAAGATTACTTAGTAAAATTAAAGCCTATTTTATAGCATGGGAAGACAAACACATAGGAATAGCAAACAAACCAGAACAAGTAGTAGTAAGCCAAAAGTTTATAGATGATATTAGCCGATATATATATAAAAATTATACTAAGAAAGATATACAAGATATAAATGTAAAAACGGACGAATTAGCATTAGGATACATATACGATAATTTTGTATGTGATATTAGAAAACCTTTTAGCATGTGTCCATTAGAACGCAAAAAGATGCCAGAGATTATAACAGCTATACAAAACTTAGATTTAATAGAGAAAAAGTTAGAATTAGTAGTAGAAGAGTTAGAAAAAGAGCCAGAGATAGTTAGACTAACCAAATTAGAACGTAAAACCTTTTTAGACGATTTAGAGTACTACATAAGCCAGACTTACACGGACGAAGAGTTAGAAGAAATAGATATAATTACTGCGATAGATAAATTAAGCGATATATACATGGAGTTTAGTACAGAAGTAGATAAGACCTATATAAAGGATTACCCAAGATATACAGAGCTATTTACGTTAGCTATGAACCATTTTATATACCAAGCAAAAAGGAGGCTATAATAATGGATAATAAAGAAGCCAGAAATATAGAAAGAGAAAAAATAACTAAGGAACTATTTAATAAGATATATACGCAAGAAGAATTAAACGAAATACAAGGACAACTATATAAGGCAATGTTTAATATTATAAATAAAGAAAAAAAATAAGACTAATAGGAGGTTATAATAATGATATCACAACCATACAAAATAATTAACTTAATGGATTTATGGTTAGACGAGATAGAAAAAAGCTTATTATGTATGAACCAAGAAGAACTATTAACAGAATATAGAGAATTAGCAAGGGCAAGAAAATATAACTGGATAAACGACGGTACATACTTAGACGAAATAGGAATAGATTTAGGTACGAAAAGGTACGAATATACAGGAATATATAGAAACCCAACAGAAAGAAATAAACCTAAAAACAATTATAGGAGGAATATTAGATGAAACAACAAGCAGGAAAGACAACTAATTTAACAAAGGATATCAATAAGGATATACCTAAGAGATTATTAGATAAAATAAATAAGCTTAACAGTTTTTATAATCTTAGTACCAGGTTAGAAATACTTAACGGTTCAAAAAAAGAAACTAAACAGCTAATGTACGAACAGATAGACAAAACGATAGATAACATATACAATAGTATAGACGTATTAAAATACGAAGACTTAGATACAGAAACATTTATAGAAGAAGTAACAAAAGAATTACAAAAACTTATAACAAAGAGTTATGAAGCAGACTAAATTAGCATATAATATAATATAACAATAGCAGTGGCAAGAATAATTATAGAACTAATTATATACGCAAAGCGGTATAGTTAGAAAATTAAATAGTACCTATACCAGCATTAAGCAGTATAGAGAAATAAAAGCAGGCGCCTTATACGGTTTACCAGCTTAGTAGAACTTTAATATATTAAGGTTCTATTTTTATATATACAGATAAAAAGAAAAGAATAAAGTATGTATAAAATAAAAGAAATAGGTTATAATATAAAACAGATAAGGTATTTACTTTTAAAAGCAAATAGGTTATAATATAAATAACATAAGAAATAATTAAGAACATAAAAAAAGTACCTAATAAATTAGGTACCCATGTTAGGTAATACGTTTTAAGAAGCGGTAACTTCTTCTACGTTAAAGATAATATCAGTATAAGCAATAGTTTTACGAGTGGACCTAGCTTGAGGTTCTAACTCCAAATCAAAAGTATAACCAGATACTACATTAGCATAGTTAGTACTATATATTACGTTTTCCATTTTATTTTCCACCACCTTTTTCTTATTATCTTGTATTATATAACCGCGAAACCTTGAATACAACTCATTTACAAAGAAATATAAAATATATTTATAAACAAAAGATAAGGGTTATTACTAACATGGTAATAGCCTTTTATTTTTTTATTTTATCTGTACATAAGAATAACATAACAAAAAGGCGTAATACTATGTACGTAATATAACATAACCCCAACTTATATAATATAGACAAGAAGCAGAATATAAAGGGGGACGTTAAACATGGTTATATTAGGTATAGACGCCAGTTTAAATAGTACAGGCTATGCAGTACTAAAAGACGGAGTATTAATAGCATACGGCAAGATAGTACCCAAGAAAAAGAAGCTAAGTACAATAGCAATAACAATAACCGAAATAATAGAAAAACATAAGCCAGACTTAGTTAGAATGGAAGACGGATTTATAGGTAAGAACAAAAAGACAGCGTTAGTATTAGCAAAGGTAAGAGGTATAATAGAAATGTTAGTAGAAAGCAAAAACATACCTATAAACCTTTACGAACCTACTACAATAAAACGACAAATAGGCGGAAGCGGAAAGGCTACAAAAGAACAGGTATATATACGGTTAGCAGCTACCTTTAAAATGGACAAGCTATTTAAAACGATAGGTACATACTCAGAAAAACATAACAAAGACAAAACGGACGACATATACGACGCCATAGCAATAGCATTAACAAACAACGAAGAATAATAGAATATATTTTGATATTATAAGGAGGAGGTTAACATGTTAAAAGAAAAGGTTACTATATATAATAACGACCAAGTAAGAAAGGTATTAGAGGATTTTTTAAAGTTAGAAAACATATATACGCGTAGATTTGTAGACGAAGAATTAGGACATAGAGAAACCGACGAAAAAGAAATAATTTACGATAATATGGAACAATTAATTATACAAGTATTAGAACTAATAAAAGAAGAGGGGTTTAGGTTTTACTAAAAGGAGGTTTAATATGGAAATTAACGTATTAGGAACTATATATAAAATAGAATATAACACAGTAGACGAAGATTTATTATTAGAAACGTTAGCGGGCTATATGGACGTAACAACAAAGAAAATTATTATAAGAAATTACACAGAAGAAGAGTTAGACCGCCCATTTAATGTAAAAGATTTAGGTTACGAAAAAAACAAAGTAATTAGACACGAAATTATACACGCATTTTTAAACGAAAGCGGACTAAACGAAAATAGTAACGGTTGTAATAGTTGGGCAAATAACGAAGAAATGATAGACTGGTTCGCCCTACAAAGCCCTAAGATATATAAAATATATATACAATTAGGAATATTATAGTAAGGAGGTGGAGTAATGAACAATAGTACAGAAGTAGGGGCAGCGTTTGAAGAAATAGAGATGGGTTTAATAGAAAGTATGCAACGTAATTTAAAAAGACATATAAAAGACGAAGCAACCCAAGGCGTAAACTGGACCCAATGGCAGGCAGAAGCGTTAAGAGGGTTAGATACATATACCATGGAGAATAAGGCACGACTACCCAAGTATTATAGACGTATAAACGGGGATATAGAAACGATGATAAAGGGAGAGTATACAGCAGGAGCATTAAAACAAGAAAAAGAGATATTACAAGGTATTTTAAACGGTACCAATAGCGTTAACCCAAGTCCAGAAATATTAAAAAGGCTAAAAAAGTTTAAAGGTAGTACGTTAAAAGAACAATTAGAAAACATGGATAGCACAGACATAAGCCAAGCATTTTTTAAGATTAACGATAGAAAGTTAAACGCATTACTAGACGAGAGCTTAGGAAGCGTTAAAGCGGCCGAGGCGAGCATATTAAGACATACCCAAGACGTATATAGAGATACGATACTAAAAGCCAATATACTAGCTAATAGCGGTATGGGAACCGTACACCAAGCTGTAGATATGGCTACTAAGGATTTTTTAGCCAAAGGAATAGCCAGCATTATATATAAAGACGGTAGAACCGTTAATATAGCTTCCTACGCAGAGATGGCAATACGAACAGCTAATAAAAGAGCATTTTTACAAGGAGAGGGAGAGAAGCGGGAAGAATGGGGTATTAGTACGGTACTAGTAAGCCAATACGGAGCATGTAGCCCCTTATGTTTACCATTACAGAATAAGGTATATATAGACGACGTTTGGAGTAACGGTAAGCCAGACGGCAAGCACCCGCTAATTAGTATAGCTATTAGTACAGGATTATACCACCCAAACTGCCGACATACCCATAGTACTTTTTTTGAAGATATAAATACTATACCGCCCAACGTTAATAGCGTTACAACTACCGAAAATAGCAAATTAGAACAACAACAAAGATATAACGAAAGGCAGATAAGAAAGTATAGTAGATTAGAAAAAGGAAGCTTAGACCCAAAGAATATAAATAAGTATAAGGAGAAAAGGCAAGAATGGACAGCAAGAAACAAACAACTTATAAGAGATAACCCAACCAGATTAAGACGGGACGAATGGAGAGAAAGAACGATAGTACCATTAAACATATTTGCAACCCCACCACCTATGCCAAAAAAACCAGACATAAGAATAGGAGCACAAGTAAGAAGCATGTTAGGAGATAGACATAGCGATAACTTAGAAGTTAAGTTAAAACAATGTAAAAACAAATTAGCCGTAAAGGTATGGGGTAAATACGCAGACGACGTAAAAGTAACCCAGGCTTACGGTATGGGGTTACTAGACACCGAGCATTATTCTCCAAAAGATAAAGGATTACATATAGATATAGATTACGACGAACAAGGAAATAGCTTTACATTACCATACGGTACAACTTTTCACGAATTTGCACATAATATAGACGATTTAGGCGGAAGCCCTAGTGGTAGTTATATAAGTATTAAACATAAAAAAACTTTTAACAAAATGTTAGAAGAAGAAACATTAAACTATTATAACGCAGCAGGTAACGAGGCATGGGAAGACTTTAAAAAACAAACAAAGAGGGTAGGCCAGATGCCAGATACAGACATAATAAAGAAAGCTAATAAGAACCTAAAAAAATTAACAAAGAAAAAGGGTAGCGGTTTATACTCCGCAGCAAGTTTAAGCGATATAATGGGAGGGTTTACTAAAAATAAATTAGGGATAGGGTTTGGACACGAAGAAAAATACTGGCAATCATGGGGACACCCACCAAGTATAGAGGCTTTTGCAGAGTTTTACAGCGATACGATAGTAGATAACGTAACAGAATTAGAAAATATAAAGAATATATACCCAAAATCTTACGAAATATTTGAAGAAATATTAGAAGAATTAGCCAAATAATAAGGAGGAGTTAACTATGAACGACAAATTAGAAAGATTAATAGATGAATACGTAGAGAGATTTAACCAAGTGATACCGATTTACCAAGTAAGAGTAACTATAGAATTATTAGAAAAAGCGTTAGAAGAAAATAAACCCATAGAAGTACCAAAAGATAAAGGCGACGTATTATACTAATTAACAATTTAGTAGGATAAAAAGAATATTAGAATATATTTTAATTTTCTTTTTATCTGTACTAATAAAACAAAAAATAATATTATAGGGAGGTTATAAGAACATGCGAGAAATAAAAGTAACAATAAGCATAGACAAAAAAGCAAAAGCTAATAATACTAAGATGGGTAACAAATACGATAATAATATAACTAAAATAAGGTTTGAAATACCAGAGGATTACTTATTAGTAAATAGATACGCAGTACTAAAACATAATAGTATAGCAATACCCGTAATTTACCCACTTAACCCAGTAGACAACTCTATTGTAGTAACAACAAATATAAGTCAACATATAGGACAATGGAGTATACTGTACTTAGCCACAGCGACAGAGGTAGTAGGAGGCGATATAGACAATAATAATACAGTAGTAGTAAGCGATAGTATTAACCTAAGTATAGCAGATAACTATATAACGGATATATTAGACCAAGACGGAACAATAGACCCTAACTTAAAAGTTATTTACGACGAACTAACCATTACAGTAGATTACTTAAATAGCGAAGCGTTTAAAGAAGCAGTAAGAGGCTTACAGGGCTTACCAGGAGTAGACGGCATAGGATTACCAGGGTTAGATGGTTTACCAGGCTTAGACGGGCTACCAGGAGCCCCAGGTAAAGACGGATTACCAGGGTTACCAGGTTTACCAGGAATAGATGGAGCCACAGGAGTAGACGGAAACCCAGGAATCCAAGGAATAGATGGTAAAGACGGTTTACCAGGGGTAGCAGGCTTACCAGGAGCCGACGGCATAGGGTTACAAGGGTTACCAGGTATAGACGGCTTAGATGGAGCCACAGGAGCCCCAGGATATACTCCAATATACGGAATAGATTATTATACAGCTTCCGATATATTAGCTACTAAGAACGAGTTTAAGACATATATAGACGCAGTATTAGGCTATACTACCGCAGAGTTAGAAATAATATTAAACGGAGGTATATAACGATGGCAACAGCAAAAGAAATAATAGAAAGAAATAAACAAGCATGGATAGGAGTTAGAACCGCAGTAGGAATAGATGGAGAGAACAAACCAGTAGAGGACCTAATACCTATAATATACGCAGCTATAAATAAGCAAGACGTAAAGATAACTAATTTTGATTATTTACATTTTGGGGATAGACAGCAAACAGTAGAAGATATAACAAACTGGAACAGATTACTACCAGCAGACGGTATAAGCGCTAAATACATGTTTGGAAGTAGGAGAGATTTTAACGTAACCCAAGCGAATATATTAGCAAATTATAAGATAAAAGATGGTAGCTTTATGTTTGCAAACGCAACCTTTAACGACGACCTTTTTATGTTAGAAATGGAGGGTAGATTACCTACATTACAGAGCATTATAAACTTATTAGATTTAACAAACGCTAAATATTTAAATAATATGTTTTACTTTTACGACGAAGATAATTTAGTAATGGACGCCGTAAGTATAGTAATTAATCTAACAACAGAAGATATAAGCTCTATGTTTTACGGTTGTAATAGTATACGAAAAGTAAGCGGAGTATGGCAAATAAATAATAATAGTAATTTAAATTACGTATTTTATAACTGCAAAATAGAAGAATTAGATATTACTTTAAATATGGAAAGTATTACGGATATTACAAATATTTTTACAAACTCAAAAATAAGCATAATAGGTACGGGTATTAATTTGGCGTTAGGAAAACTAACTAATATATCTTCCGCTTTTTCGGGTATGGAGAACCTAATAAACGTACCGCTAATTATAATGGATAACTTATATAATAGTTCAAGTAGTGGAGCTTTTGAAAACTCCCCTAACATTATACTACACCCAGATACACAAATAAAAACAGTTTGGAGTACGGGAGTTTTTAGAAATTGTACAGGCTTTAATAACTTACCAGTAGGAGTTACGTTTGAAAGAGCTATAAACTTTTACCAATTATTTTTAGGTTGTCCAAGCTTACAAGCTATAAATAATTTTTCATGGGCAGGCTTAACAGAGCTTAATAGGTGGTATAGTTCGGAAGCCTTCCCAATGGGAACCCTTACCGTAAAAGCAGCTTTAAATAGCCTTACATTTAAGCCAGGTATGAACCCAGCGTATAATATATACGGTATTAATATATCTAATTGTAGCATGACCCAAGCAGCGTTAGTAGCTATGTTTAATTCTTTACCAACAGCAAAAGGTACAAATAGCGCGGCTAAAACAATTACTATAACAGGAAACATAGGTGTAGTTAGTTTAACTACAACAGAAAGAAATATAGCAATAGGTAAAGGTTGGATATTAATTTTATAAAAAGGAGATGATTAACAATGAGTACTAGAATATTACCAGCAGTAGAAAATAAAGAATATTGTAACGGATATACATACGGTAAAGAAGTATGGTTACCTATGGAAGTAGACGCTACGCCATGGGTACTAATGACAGCAGAAGAGGCAGAACAATTAATAGCACAAGTAAAAGAACAAGAAAGACTATTACAAGAGGTAAAATAGTAGCATTTAAGGGTTGTTTAGTTTTACACAACCCCCCAACAGCCTTTAAACCCTTACATAATAATACTTAAAGAGGTATAGAGGAAGTAAAAAAATCACTTTAAAACCCTAATATAAGAAGAATAAAACCTATAAAAGAATACAGATAAAAAGAAAAAAGGAAATAGAACTATATATATAAATATAGGTTTTATTTTCTTTTTATCTGTATAGGGGTATAGAGTATAGTAGGTATACTATGGGCGTTATATAGGGCTATAAAACATTATATAATATAAATAACAGAGCGACCAACTAACTCTATAAACTAGTTGTAATATAGTGGACGACACTAAAAAACGGAGGAGATTTAATTATGGCAGATATATCAGGAATTATAACAGATAACACAAACAACACAGAAAACAAAACCCCAGACGCTAGCGTACCAGAAATTAACTATGCACAATTAGCAGCAGAATTAGCAAAAGCAGTAGATAAAGGTAAAGAACAAAAGGAAAAGGTTATAACTAAGAGTTTTTTAGAACAGTACAACCTAACAGAAGATATGGCAAAAGAAGCGGTTAGAGCTTATAAAGACTTACAAACGAAAAATAAGCCAGACATAAAAGCAATTACTAACGAACTTAATACCTATAAAACACAACTACAACAAGCAAAGCTAAATAATTTAGCTACTTTAACAGCGTTAGAATTAGGTATAGACATTAAAAAAGCTAGTTTAATTTTAAAAATGGCAGATTTAACAAAGGTAACTAACGAAAATGGAGAGGTAGACGCAGAAAAAATTAAAGCAAGTATTAACGAAGTATTAACAGCGTTACCAGAATTAAAAGGTGTAACTAATAACAAAGGTACGAAAATAGTAGAATTAGGCGGCGGAAAAGACGAGAAAGAAATAGACACAGACGACGATAAATTAAGAAAAGCTTTTGGGCTTAAACCCAAAAAATAACAAAACAAAAATAATATAACGAGGTGGTTTTAATAATGGCAAACTTAATAACAGCAGCAAGTAAACATGTTAAAATATTAGACGAAGTATACCAGTTAGAGGCTAAAAGTTCAATACTAGACAGCCCAGCAGAATTAGCAAGACAAGGAGCAAACGTAAACGAGATAATTATACCTAAATTATCTATGGACGGTTTGGCTAACTACGACAAACAAAACGGTTACGCAATAGGTAACGTAAGCTTAACTTACGAAACTAAACAATACAATTACGATAGAGGTAAAATGTTCGTAATAGATAGTATAGAAGACGAAGAAGCATTAGGTATAGCATTTTCTAACCTAGCTAATCAATTTGCAAGAACCAAAGTAATACCAGAAGTAGACGCAGTAAGATTTGCACTTTACAGCGGAAAAGCAGGAAAGAAAGTTAACCAAGAAATTACAGACGGAGCAGGATTAGTAGCAGCCCTTAGAATAGCGTTAACAGAAATGGACGACAACCAAGTACCACTAGACCAAAGATATTTATTTATTACTAGCGTTAAGTTAGGTATGATTAAAGATTTAGACGCTAATAAAAGTAGAGAAGTATTAGGCGGTTTTGCAGGTATTATAGAAGTACCTAGCGTACGTTTTTATACAGCTATAGACCTATTAGCAGACGGATACGCAAAGACAGTAGGAGCAGGTAATATTAACTTTTTAGTAGTATATAAACCAGCCCTTATGCAATTTATTAGCCACGTTAAACCAAAGGTAGTATTACCAGACGTTAACCAAGACGCAGACGCATACAAGTACGGATACAGAATACACGGACTAAATGAAACTTACGACAATAAAGTAGCAGGTATTTACTGTAACCATTTTACCGTATAAGGTAAGGAGGTTAAAGTATGGCTAAGTATAACGAAGTAATTACGATAGGGTTTATAGACCCTATGCCAGCAAAAGTAGAACCGAAACCAAAGGCAGTAGAAGATATTAAACCAAAACCTAAAAAAGTTAAAAAAGTTATAGATAAAGCGGGGGAATAACCCCCCCCTTATTATAATAAAGGAGGTATATACATGGCAGAATTAAAGTACGTAAACTTAGAATATTATTTAGCCAACTACATAGATATGGAAGATGAAGATATTATAACTAAATATTTAACAAAAGCGGAACGCCTAGTAGATATCCTAACTTATAGAAGAATAACTAAATTAGGATACGATAACTGTACTACTTTTGAACAGGAAATTATAAGGGAAAGCGTTTGCGAAATAGCTAATTTTCATTACAATAACAACGAATATATGGATAGTATGTTAAGCGAATACGCATTAAATGGAGTAAGTTTAAAAATAGCCCCAGATTTTAAAACAATTAACGTTAATGGAGTAATTTTAAGTTCAGAAAATTATAGTAAGTTAAAACAGTTAAGATACTGTAATTTAACTTTTACTTATTAATGGGAGGCTATATTATGAAATATCCAGGGTTAATACCTAAACAACTTTGCAAGCAACTAATAGACGTAGAAATAAAGTTAGAGTTAAACGAAGATGGTTATAGCGACAAATTAGTATATAATAACATATTTTGCAATTACCAAAGTAAAAGCAAAACAGAAATGAAACCAAACAGAGAAACAGTAATTATAACGGGTAAATGTTATATACCTAACGACCCATTTACAGATGTAGAAAACTTACGAGGCGGTAAGGTAACTTTAAACGGACAAGTATACGAGATATATACAGGAACGAAAGCAAGAAACCCAGACCAAACCGTAAACTACGTTATACTGGAGTTGATATAATGGCAGTAGGAGTTAACGTAAAATTAAATAGGAATAGGATAAAGGGACTAACAAGAGCAGCCCAAATAAGTTTAGAACAAACAGCAGAGGCAGCAAAAACAGAATTAATAAGTAAGCAACTTATGCCGTTTGATAGCGGAGCGTCCCAGAACGAAAGTACTTACGTAGAAACGAAAAATAGTAAATACGGAGTAGTAGAAATAATAACTAGTACGCCTTACGCGCGTAGGATATACTACCACCCAGAATACAACTTTAGCAAAGTAAAAAACGCTAACGCACAAGGTAACTGGTGGGAACCATTTATTAGCGGTAAAAATAAAGATTTTTGTAAGAAAGCGTTTGAAAAACTATTTAAAAGAAACGGAGGTGTATAACATGCTATATACAAAAGATATAAGGGATTACCTAAAACAGGTTAATAATAATTTAAACTTAGGCTTTACAGATTTTTTCGTAGGAAAATTAGATGAAAGCAAAACAAAGGCGTTAGCCGTATATAACCTAAAAACTAGTAACCCTTATATTACTACATATCTGGGAGGAATTGAAGCAGAAGTAGACGATATTTTATATATAAGCATACTAATACATTATACGGAAAATTACCCCGAAACAGAAATAGTAAGCCAAGCCCTATACGAGTATTTAAAGCTATTAACAGACGTAGTTATAAACGGACATACAGTTAACTATTTTAAACTTATAAGCGGTAACGAGGACGTAGGTACGGATAGTAAAGGCATATACGAAAGAGTAATACAGGTAGAAATAGATTATAACAAAAAATAAATATACGAGGTGACTTAAATAATGGAAAAATTATACCCAGCATTTAAACATAAGTTCGGAATACATTTAACAAAAGAGGCAACAACTTTTACTATTATAAAAGGCTTAGAGGGATTTAGTCCAAGCTTAGACAATACAGTAGAAACATGGTACCAAATGGACCAAGAGGGATACCAGAGCGCATTACCAACAGGCAAAGCGTTTACGATAGGCTTTACAGCTAAGAGAATATACGGCGACCCAGGTAATGATAGAATAGCAGCACTAGCGTGGGCTTTTGGAGAGGACTGTATGTTAGCTTGCGAATGGGAATTACCAGACGGTTCTAAGGTAGCATTTAATGGAGTATTTTCAGTTACTACACCAGGCGGCGGAGAAACTACAAGCGTAGATACACTAGAATTTGAATTAATAGTAAACGGTAAACCAACTATTACGCCAGCAGTAGTAATATAGTATAAACAATAAAAGAAACGTAACCTAAGCGTTACGTTTTTTTTAAAATAAAAAGAATAATTAAATATATTTTGATATTAACAACAATATTAATATATATTTTAATATACTTTTTAGCCGTTTGTTAATAGCAAGAAATTACATACCGTACATCTAGTTACCGTATTTAATAAGGCCCCACCGTAAGCGGTTTACAGCTTACAACTAGACAAACAGATATTATATTTTTATTTTATCTGTACAAATAAAAAGAAAAAATTAAACGGAGGTATTAATAATGCAAGACTTAATTAATTATATAAACAATAAAAAGCCAGTTATGATATTTGGAGGAGTAGAATACAAAATTAATAACCATTACAAAGTAACAGTTATTATAGAGGGACTACAAAAAGAATTAGAAAAAAGAGCAAAAATAGACCCAGATTTTAATCAAGTTGCAGAGCAATTCGCATTTATGGAAAAGGCTATAAAATTAACAGGCGGGGAACAGTTTTGGACAGCAGTAGACGAGTTAGAATTAGACGAGATGGAATTAGCTAAAATTACACAGTTAATTATGTTAATAAGAAGCGGAAAAACAGAGGAAGAAGCAATAGCAGAAGCTACAAAAATAGAAACAGAAGTAGACAAAAAAAAAGAATAAAACAAGACTACTGGTACGACTTAATAGACGATTGGGCATTAATAGAAGCCAGTTTTTTAGAGCAGTACGGTATAAGGCTAAAAAAGGAAGATGATATGGAGGAAGCAGAATTCTTTAACTTATTATCTTCCTTTTCTAGCGAAACCCCGTTAGGAAGAGTAGTACAAATTAGGGCGGAAGACGATAAAACAACATTAAAAAACTTTTCAAAAGACCAGCACAGAATAAGAAACGAATGGCGTAATAAGTTTTTAGAAGATAACAATAACAACGAAATATTAGAACAAGAGGGAATAGACGCAATAACAAGCATATTTAAGAACTTAGCAAAATAAACGATAAGGCGGTGGAAATATGGCAAACGGAAGTATAGGAACAGTAAACTTAGACCTTAACTTAAACCAAAGCGCGTACGATAGACAAATAAATAACATAAGTAATACTACCCAGAGTAAGTTAGGCTCCGCATTTAAAAAGGTAGGAGGCGTAATAGCAGGAGCCTTAGCGATAGGCGCGTTAGTTAAGTTTAGTGGAGAATGTATAAAATTAGGCAGTAATTTACAAGAAGTACAGAACGTAGTAGACGTTACATTTAATACTATGAGTAAACAAGTAGACGCAGCGGCCCAAAACTCTATAAAAAGCTTAGGTATGAGCCAAACAGCTTATAAGAAAACAATAAGTACAAGCGGGGCTATGGCTAAGGCTTTTGGATTTAGTGAACAAGCAGCGTTTGATATGGGTACAGGCGTAACTAATATGGTAGGCGACGTAGCTTCGTTTTATAATCTAAGCCACGACGAAGCATTTACAAAGATGAAAAGTATATTTACAGGAGAAACAGAAAGCTTAAAAGAATTAGGGGTAGTAATGACCCAAGCAGCGTTAGACGAGTACGCATTAAAGACGGGAGTAAAAGGAACTACTCAAAGCATGACTGAACAGGAAAAAGTAGCATTACGTTACAGTTTTGTTATGGATAAATTAAAGTTAGCTAGCGGGGACTTTGTACGAACACAAGGCGGTTGGGCTAACCAAACCAGAATACTTAACCAACAATGGGAACAGATTAAAGCTACTATAGGTATGGGGTTAATAAACGCTTTAACGCCACTTATACAGGTTTTAAACACTCTTATAGCTAAGGTACAAGTATTAGCTAACGGATTTTTAAAATTAACACAGGGCATGTTTGGTAACGCAGGCGGGGACGGTAGCGGACCAGCGGCAGGACTAAGCGATATAGCTACAATAGCAGATACAGCAAGTAGTAACGTAGCAGGTATAGGAGCTAGCGCAAAAGCTACAGGCAAAGCAATAGCTAAAACCGTAGCAGGATTTGACCAACTAACAAAAATAGGTGCAGGAGCAGACGCAGGAGCAGGCGGGGGAGCAGGAGCAGTAGGCGGAATTAAACCAATAGCAAGCGCAGGGGCTAAACCAGCAAAAACCGAAGATAAAGGACCTAGTAATATAACTAAAGTTTTAGACATAGCAATAAACAAAGCCAAAGAACTAGCAAACCTATTTAAAAAAGGTTTTGTTATAGGATTAGATGGTGCCAACTTAAATAACATAATAAAAAGTATTAAAAACATAGGTAAAAGCCTTTTAGATATATTTACAGATAAAGGGGTATTAGGAGCGGTTAATACTTTTGTTAATATAATAGCAGAAACGTTAGGTAAGATAGTAGGAAGTATAGCCAGTATAGGTATAACAATAGGCGAAAACTTATTAGGCGGGTTAGAACAATATTTAGCAAAAAATAGCGAATGGTTAAAGAAAAAAATAATAAGTATGTTTGATATAGTAGGAGCTATTTACGGATTAATAGGCGACGCAGTTGTATTATTTGCAGATATATTTAGCGTATTTAAAGGCGACGAAGCAAAGGGAGTAACGGCGAATATTATAGACATATTAGTAACCCCATTTATAGAGGGTTATATATTAGTAGGTAAAGCCGTAAGAGATATTTTTGCCAACGTAATACGTATATTTAGCGAAAACAAAGAGGGCTTAAAAACAGCTTTAACAAACCTATTAGGAATAGTTAATAACGTATTAGGATTAATAAGTACAGCTGTACATGATACATGGGCAAAGATGCAAGAAGTTTACGATACTTATATAGGGCCAGCATTAACTAAAATAGGCGATGGTTTTTCATCTTTATTCGCAGGTATACTTAACTTATATAATACGTATTTAGCCCCATTTTTAGCAAGGGTAGTAGAGGGATTAACAAGCCTATATAATGAACATTTAAAACCGTTAGTAGATAAAGTATTAGAGTTTGTAGGAAAATTAGCAGAGGCTATAAGCGTAATATGGACTAATGTATTTGTACCATTTATTAACTGGTTCATGGCTAATATACTACCTATACTTATACCAATAATAGAGAACCTATGGAACACTATTAAAACAGTAGCGGGTAATATAATGGACGCCATAGGCGGAGTAATTACGGTATTATCAGGTATGCTAGAGTTTATAATAGGCGTATTTACAGGCGACTGGACAAGAGCATGGGAGGGCATAAAAACCATATATTTAGGACAATGGGAGATAATAAAAAATAGCGTACTAGCTATATGGAACTTTATAGTAGGCGGTATAAACGGGTTTATATTACAAATAAAAACAGGTATACAAACAGCATGGGAGTATATAAAACTTATTACAGGTACTATATGGGTAGGAGTAGCCGACGCTATAACAGGAGTTACTACTGCTATATGGACAGGTATAGGTACATGGATAGACAATATAAAAACAAAAATGGTTACAGGATTTACAGCAGCTAAGGACGGAATAGTAGGAGTATTTTCAGGAATTAAAGATATATTAAGCGGTATATTTTTCGGGTTAGTAGACGTAATTAAGGCTCCATTAAACGCAATTATAGACGCAGTAAATGTAGTTATAGAGGGTTTAAACGGTTTAAATATAGACGTACCAGACTGGGTACCAGGGGACTTAGGCGGTAAAAGTTTTGGAGTAGATATAAGTAAAGTACCTAAATTAGCCCAAGGCGGATACTTACCAGCCAACCAACCAAGGTTAGCAATAGTAGGAGATAATAAGACCCAAGGAGAGATAGTTACGCCAGAAAATAAAATGGCCGAAGTATTTGGACAAGCATTAGATAAATACTTTAAGAACTCCAATACGAACCAAGCAACTAGCGGAGGGGATATTACTATACCAATTTATTTAGCAATAGACGGAAAAGTATTTTACAGCGATATTAAAAAAATAAGTGCAGCCGAAGCAAGACGCCAAGGTACGAAACAAATGAAATAGGAGGTAGTTATAATGGTTAGACTTTTTCAATGGAACGGGGTTAATATCCCGTACCCTATTACAGGGTTAGAGTATAGTTACGAAGAATTAAGTACAGAAGATAGCGGTAGAACGTTAGATGGTACTATGGATAAAAGTATAGTAGCCAGTAAAGTTACTTTAAGTTGCCAATGGCTTAATTGTCCAGATACAATATCTACAATATTATTAACAGCAATAAAAGGAGCACCTTATGGTAATTTAACATACCCAGACCCTATGGTAGGAGCAGATAATACTAAAAGATTTTATACAGGCAACCCAACAGCAACCCAAAAAGTAATAATGGGTGGAGTAGCTTACTGGGATATTAAAATAACATTTATAGAGCAATAAAATATATATACATATATCTATATACATATAGGGGGGTATTTATATACATATAACGTATATATATTATATACATAGTATGTACATAAACCCCCTTAAACGTTGTTAACAATTGACTTTAATACGTATAAGTATACTCATATATAAGGGTATGTATATATATACATAGTTATTAGTAAGTAATATTTAAGATAAATATATATATAATTATATATATAACATATACATACAGATAAAAAGAAAAAGAAATAGATAGGTAGAATATTATAATATATTTTAATTTTCTTTTTATCTGTATATTAAAATTAACAGGAGGGGTTAAGGTATGAAATTAGTAATAACAGACATTTTAGGAACGGTATACGAAATAGATAACAGCAAGATTAAAGCAAGTAGTTATAAAGCTAATACAAGCGACGATAACGAATTATTATTAGGGTACGTTAGCGCTTCTTCTTTTAATTGTTCTATATTAGACGTTAGCGGTATTTATAACGACGTAGGATTTAAAGGAGCATTATTAGACCTATATACTAACGACAAAAGTAAAAAGATAGGACGATTTAAAATAGAGGAAGCAAAAAGAAAAAAAGATATTATTAATATATCTTCGGTAGATAAAATGGTAGACCTAGATAAGAAATTCGCGGGAGCAGTTTACCCATTAACGGTATATAACTTATTACAAGCTATATGTTTACAAGTAGATATAGACTTAAAAAATATTAATTTTACTAACTACGATTTAATAGTAAACGCTAATACAAATATTAAGGGTAAAAGTTGTAGAGAGGTATTACAGTATATTTGTGAAGTAGCAGGAAGCTACGCAATAATAGACCCTAACGGAAAATTAGAGCTAAAATGGTATGACTTAGATACAGTAAGTAAAAATATTACTTATAGCGACCTTAAAGAATGGGAAAGAACCGAAATAGACGCCCAAATAACAGGCGTAAGCGTATATATAGGCGACGAGAAGCTATTAAAAGGTACAACAGGCTACGACCTATATTTAACCGCAGATAACCCAGTATTAACTAACCTAAGTAGCAACGACATAGACGTAGCATTAACTAACATATATAACAAGGTAAAGAACATGGTATATATGGCCGCAGAAATTAAGATAACAAACGACTATACTATAAATGTAGGAGATACTATAAGAATAGTAGATAATAAAAATATAGAATATAAATGTATTAGTACAAGTATTACAATAAATAACGATTACTCTATTAATATAAGTTCGGCAGGAGAAAATAGAAGTAGAGATTACGACGCTAACAAATCTAACGGTACAAACACAGGAGGAGGCGATAGTAATACAAAAACATTTATAATTAAAGAGGAAAACTTACGAGATATTTTAATAAGACCAGAAGAAACAAAAACAAGTAATAATATATCTATATTTGACGTTACAGAAGCTACGGAATGTTTTATGGCATTTTCTTTACAATATTTTTCACATAACCAAGACCAAATAAAAATAGAAGTACTTATTAACGATTTATTAGCTTCTACTTACTACCAACAATGTATACCAGGGTTTAATGTATGTAGTATAAGTAATAAGTTAAACTTAATAGATGGTACGAGTACTGTAACCTTAAAAATAACTACAATAGCAGCTACATTAAATATAGACGCATTTAATAGCGTAATAACTTTAATAGCGAATAACTGCACAGTACAACAAAACGGAAGAATAACCGAAATTAACGAAAACGAAAAAGTAAAAGCAATAATATTAACTAATATATTAAACCTTAACTTATTAACAATAGTTGAAGTATTAGATACAGTTACAGCAGAGTATAGAACAGAGTTAATAACCGTTATATCAGAAATTTTCGGAGAATATAATATTAAAATAGGGACTACTTATACGGTAGACGATATTACCCAAAACATTACCATAACATAGGAGGTTAATAGCATGTTGAAAGGAAAGACAAAAATACAATTATATAACGCTAAAACAGGCAAATTAGAAAAAGAGTTTATAAAAGAAAATATGGTAACTAACGCTTATAGTAACCTATTATCCCCAGACTGGATAATAGACCTATATACTAAAAAGGAGTTTAAAATAGACCCAGCCAAGAACTATACGCCTATTATAAACCTATTAGGAGGTATATTACTATTTTCTAAGACGTTAGAAGAAGACTTAAATAATATATTACCTAATAGAGATTTATACGATAACTTTGTAGGTAATGCAGGCGCACCATGGAGCGGACAAAGTAAGCTAAGAGGTACTTTAAACGCAAGCGAAACAGAACCAATAACAAACGGTTTTAAATACGTATGGGACTTCCCGACTAACGCAGCTAATGGACTAATTAACGCCTTAGCATTAACAAGCGTAGAGGGAGGTAACGCAGGACTATACCAAGACGACGCAGACTTAACAGACGTAACCCACTTAGCAGGATACGCAGAACCCTTAGAAGTATTACCAGTTTTTAAAAATTGTATAAATAACTGTTGTACTTTAATAGCTTCGTTAGAAAGTAGTAAAGACGGGGTATATGTTTGCAACTTAGATAAAAACAAAATACTTACAGTTAAAAAACTAAACGATACCCAATATTTATTAAAGGAAATAACTATAAGCGGTAATATAAAATTAGATACGGATATAAAAGAAATAACTACCCCTAGTAGCTTATTAGCAAGTAGCGAAATAACAACCGTAGAACATGTTATTACAACTACTAACAAATTACAGGACGAGCTATACATACAACATAATAACAACGAGATTTTTAGCGTAGTAACAGAATACGACGGAATTAATAAAGCCTTAACAATAAAAACAGTAATTATTAATCTTTTAGATTTTTCATTAATAGAAAAAACGCAAACCTTATTAATAGACGTAGATTTTTTGGTTAACGCTAAGTCCACTTACGCAAACAATAAAGTATACATTACTAATAACACAGAAACAACAGCTATTATATACGATACGATAGAAGAAACATACGAAACTATAATATTACCAGGAGTAGGACTTATAGCTATTAAATGGTTTAATACTGTAGCCTTTATGAAATATAAAACATACTGGTGGGAAGCTAATAACCCTAATTTTTATATATTAGGAATAGATAATAAGTTATACAAGAACAAACTAAACGCCAGTAAAGGATATATAGGATTACCTATTTTTAGAATGGATTACGCGACGTATAAAGCCCCTATAATAACATGTTCTACAACGGACGACGTAAGTTACAACTATATTAATTTTAACATACTAACTCCTTACTTAGCTTCTATAAACAACTTACAAGCGTTTATAAAATATAATACCCAAACGTTAAAAATAACATACGAAATAACAAACTATTAAGAGTACAGATAAAATAAAAAAGAAATAGAGGTGGTATTAATGAAAGGTAAGACAAGGTTAGACCTTTACGACAAAGACGGGAACTTAAAACAGAGCGTAGAAGATAACAACATGTTAACAGCAGCTATAAGCAACCTACTTAACCCAGACTGGATAATAAACAAATATAACAGTAATAGCTCAAGTATACGCCCGCATACGGTTTATACGCCGTTTTTAGACAATGTAATAGGTGGTATTTTAATATTTAACGACAACATTACCGAAAATATAGACAATATATTACCAGATTACGATAAGTTTTTAGGTAACGCAGGCGGAAAGTTTACAGGAATATCAAAATATAGAGGTAATTTTAACGTAAACGAAAGCGGAATAATTTACGATGGTTCAATAAAAAAAGGTTATAAATACGTATGGGATTTTGCAACAGGTACCGCAGTAGGAACTATAAAGGCAGTAGGATTAACTAGTAGAAGCGGAGGTAACGCAGGATTAATAAAAGATGATAGAGATACTACAAATAGTACAGTATTTATGGAATATGGAAAGGCATTAACAGAAGAAGTAACCCCTATGGACGTTTACGACGAATTTGCAAACGCATTACTTAACTTAGAAACCATAGCTACTGAATACGGAAGCTACGTATGTAATATAGATAAGAATACTATATTAACCGTTAAGAACGACCAGCAGAACGTACAGGAGGCTAGTATAAAGTTTTATAAAATAAAAGTACCTACAAATATTAACCTATTTACAAATATTAAACCTAGCGTAGCCCCTACAGATTTAATAATACAGGAATATATATATAATACTACGGATTATTTTGCAGGTAATGACGGGTGGTTATATAACCAGTACGACAACAAAGTATACGGTATAGCAGTAAGAAACGAAAGCGGAGTAGCTAAAATTAGGTTAGATAAATTAGATTTAGTTACTATGGTAATGGGAGCCAGAGAAAATTACGAATGTAACGTGGAATTAGAATTAGACGGAACATTAACAAACAATACAGCCATAAGAATAGCTAATTATATATATATACATGGGTTTAATATATCTAATAACCTATATAAATATAATATAACGACAGGAGCAATAGAAACCATAGTATTAGATATACGCTGTAAGTATTTTAGTTATTTTAAGGAAAATACAATATTAGGAACTTCCAAAAACGGATACGAAAAATGGCCATTAAGATTTATAACTACAGAAACGAATAATATATATAAAACAAATTACCAAGGGCAACAGGCTGGGCGTATGATTAATATACAGGCTTTAAACACAAGTACATATAATAAGCCTATTATGACATGTAGAGCGGGTAATACCCTAAAATATTTAGTATATACAACATATTTAGCAAGTATAAATAACTTAGCAGTAGCAGTAACAAAAACAGAACAAGATACATTAAAAATAACTTATGAGTTATTATTATAACAGGAGGTATATAACATGGCAGACCCAAGAGAATTAGAACTAATAGAGAGATTAGCAAGAATAGAAACTAAAATAGATAATTTTCAAGAAACGCAAAAAGTAACAAACGAAAATAGCCACTTTATTATAGAATTAAGAGAACATTACGTACACCAACAAAAAGAAATAGACGAAATAAAAGACAATAACAAATGGTTAAGCAGAGCAGTTATGGGAGCTATAATTACGTCTGTAGTAGGCATAGTTTTTATAGTTATTAGGACAGGCATAGGTATTTAAAAAGAATAATAAAATATATTTTAATATTATTAGGAGGCGAATTAATAATGGAAGCAATAAAGAACTTTTTAGAACTAATTAACAATAACTGGACCCTTATAATAACTATTATAGGTTTAGGGTTAGGTATATACAAGAAAGTAACAGACTACTTAAAATTAACAAAAGAACAAAGGATAAACACTGCAATAGAGCAGGTAAGATTAATAATGTTAGACCTAGTTACTAAGGCAGAAAAAGAGTACAAAGAAGAAACAGGACAATTAAAGAAAAGTAAAGTAATAGCAGACGTTTATCCTT